GGCATGAGCATGTCGCCTTCGGACACGTCGGCGCCGATCGCGATGCGGATCTGTCCGAGCAACCCGACCACGGTCCACTGGTCGGGTCGCTCGCTGCGAGGCACTTGCTCGCGCGCCGGGTCCCAGGCCGGGTTGGTCTTCATCTGCCGGGTCTGCTCGCGCTCGGTGATGCGCGCGGGCTTCTGGAGGTCCGCTAGCTGCTCGGCGAGGGCTCTCTTGTTCTCGAGCGTGTCGGCCTCCCTAATGGCCGCCTGGAGGCGCGCGCGCTCGGCCTTGTACGCCTCGACGGCTTCGCGGTCGTCGACCTCGCGCTCGACCTCGACGTCCTCCCAGATGATGGCGCCCCACTCGTCACGCTCGTAGCGCCCGGACCACGCCAGCCCATCGTCGCCACCCACCACCGTCGGGCTCACCGAGACGGCACCGAGGATGCGGTCTCCGGGCTGCGCGAGGTGGGCGCGCTTGCCCTTGCGCGAGAGGAGGCGGCCGGGGGCGTGAGGGGCCTTGTCGCCGTTCTCGAAAAGCTCGGCGTAGTCGAGGCCGGAGGTGGTGTGCGCGGCCGTGGACCGCATGGTGCCGCCGTTGCTCTCGATGCGCCACGACGGGGCGCCCGAGTAGCCGCCCGTCACCATGTATTTGCGGGACGCGAAGGACGTGGCTGCGGCGCTGCCGGAGTTGCAAAAATATGACGCCAGCATCGCGACGTATTCGTGCGTATTGCCCGACGGCACACTCAGCTCCGACTCCTCGGAGGCGAGGATTGCACATGATGTGGCTGCGGCGTCGATTCGGCAGGAACCCGATGCCGCGATGAGGCCGAAGTTGCCGGCGAGGCTACCATCGAAAGAGGCCATGAGCACACTGCCATCGCCATCGACATAGGCATTGTCGTTGCCGCTCGAGAGCACGCCGATTGCCGCCGCGCACTCTCCATTGACAACGCCACCGGCGACGTCGTCGGGGTGAATGTCGCAGGCGAGGCACACCGATTGGTCTCCCGTCGCTCGCCCGTTGATGCTCGCCGCCACGAGGCTGTTAAGCCCAAACGCCGCGCTGGTCGTCGAGGCCGCCACCGCCGCCAGGTGCTCCGTCGTCACCGCGCCGATACCGACCGGACCGCCCAGAATGCAGGCTCGGATCGCGCGCGCGAGCTGTGTGTTGTCGGTCTTGTCGAGCGTGTCGACGATGAGCGCGGCGTTGATCAACTCCATCATCGTGCTGTTCAAAAAGTCGCCAGTGACCTGCGTCGGAGGGACCGCGTCAGCGGCGGCGAAGAACCCCGGGGTGCCCACCGGCTCTGGCGTCGGCATCGTCGGAACCGTGCCTTGGCCGTCAATGTAGTGCATCGCTTCTCTCCTCTCCTCTCAGGTGCCGTCGACCACGGTCACGACCGTGTGAGCCGGCTTCGTCATGTCGAGGACGGCCTCGATAGCCGCCCACTTCGGGTCACTCGGGGCGATAGGCACCGTGACCCACCAATGGTGCATGTGGCGCGTGCTCACGAGCGGCTCCCAGGCGTTGCTTACCCACGCGCTGAAGACCTGGCCGTAAGGCCGTTCGGTGATGATGACCTCGGCCTCGTCGTCGCCGAGGATTGTGCGCACGACCTGCCGGTAGTACGCGCGCGCCTGACCACCCTGGGCCGTGACCTTGCCCACGAGGAGCCCGCGTTGGCCCTCTTCGGACGTCGGCAGGGCCTCTCCATCCTCGGGCAGCCCCCACGCCTCGAGCCACTCCGGAAGCGTCTCCACCGCGGTGCGTGGGTCGGCCTCCTTGAGCAGGTCGAGGACGCGGTTGTAGGCGGCCAGCACCGCGCCATTCGCGCCGCTGAGGACCGCACGGAGGAACGGTTGCAGCGCATCCCACGCGGGCCCCGACGGGAGCAGCGGGGCGAGGAGCAGCCCGGCGTCTTTCGTGAGCCGCGTCAGCTTGGCCACGTGATCACTCCCCGGGTGAAGACCTCGCCCTGGTCAGGCACGAGCGGCGCTGAGGGCGTCGTGATCTCGACCGCCGTCACCCCCGCGGCGCCGATGGCGGCCTGCCAGTGGTCCGAGACGTGGACGGTCTGAGAGGTGAGAGCCTTCCGCGCATACAGCGCGTCGAGCTCGGCCTGTATCGCCGCCCTGGTCTCGGACGTGTCGGGCTCGAGCAGGGCGAAGGTGTAGGCCACCCCGGTGGCTGTCGGCGCCCGCATCAGCACGTCCGCCGTCACCGGCCGCACCTCGTCGATAAACTCCTGGGCGTCTTCGATCTGTCCCTCCGTGGGGATGCCGATGCCCGTTCCCTCCTCGTGCAAGAAGAACACGTCGACCGTGCCCGCACCGCGGGCGTTCGGGACGACCTGGGTCCGGTAGATGCCAGCCAGCGACCGGGCCCAGCGGTCGTAGTCTTTGCGCGCCCCGCCTTGAGGTGTCTGTCTGATGCGCTGCAACAGGCGCTCGAGGAGCGAGGTCGCGCTTTCGGTGTCGGTCCCGTTGGACCACCCCGAGTAGGCGGTCACCGTGGGGTCCGCGCCTACGATGGTCACGCCGAGCTGTAGCGTGCTCCCGAGCTGCAGGTTGCCGCCGGCGCCCGCGGTCTGTGCGACGGCCTCGACGAAGGCCTCGCCGGTGGTGATCGTGCCCTCCGCGGTCGTGTTGAACAGGGCGCCGTCAGCGCGCACCACGAGCGATCCAGACGGGATGACCGTCGTGTTCGTTCCCGTGATACGGAAGACCCCAGTTGCGACCTCCGCGGGCTTGCGTTCGAGGCCGTACAGCCGCGCGTGCGCGACCAGGTAGTCGAGCGCCATGTCGGGACCGGGCACCAGCTGGCGAGCGACGTAGGCGAGGAGGCCGTAGAGGAGGTGGAGCCCACCCGAGAACACGTCGCTCAGGATCCGGAGCGGAGTCCGCGCGATAGTCGCGTCGACCCGATAGCCCGCCAAGATGAGCGCGCTCGTGATGCTCGCACGCGAGGACTCGAGGAGGCTTTTGATCGACGGTCGGATCCAGGCCATTCACACACCCCAGAGCAGGCTATAGCGGCGGGTCGCGGACTCACCACGGGGGCGCACCAGAGCGATGTCGAAGGCCAAGAAGCCTTGACGATCGGCTCGGGTCACCACGACCTCGATCGCCGAACAGATCCCGGCCGTGACCATCCAGCCCAGCGCCTGCTCGGCATAGCTGCGAGCGCGGCTGACCAGCGCGTTGGTGATGGGCTGGCCCATCAACAGCCAGAGCTTGGACCCGAGCTCAGGGTCAGCCCACCATCCCTGTGGGTCGCGTTCCTCCTCGAGCTCGTCGTCCGGGTCGGCGCGACGCCAGGTGAAGAGCGACACGTGCACAAGGTCTCGGAGCGGGTCGCGTCGAAGCTCGCCGTCTTGCTCGTCGAGGATCTGGCGCCCCTCGATGTAGCCGAGCGGCCACGCCAACAGCACCTCGTCGGCGACGAGCGAGGCGTCTGGCAGAGGTGGGGGCTCGTAGGGCAACCGGCTCATGACGGAACCTTCGCTGAGGCTCGGCGACGCATTCCAGTGGGGTGAACCATCACGAGACGGTCACGTTTGAGGCTCCGGGCGATGCGCCGATGACGCCGGAGACCGCACCTCCCGAGACGCTCGTCAGGCCCGTGATGGTGTCGCCGACACAGACGGGCGTGCGGTACGTGGGGCCGACCCCGAGGCGGATGTTGCTGCTCTTCACCGTGACAACAGGAGCCTCGACGACGATCCCCGACCGCGTCAGATGGACCTTCTGCCCGAGGTCGTCGACCAGGGCCACCTCACCCTCGACGAGCTGGATGCAGTAGCGGCGGTCGTGCACGAGGATCGTGACGAGCGAGTCCTGCTGACCTCCGATGGCCGCCTGTACCGCGATGGCACCCGACTTCGGGCGCGCTTGGAGGCCGTAGGGCTGCCAGACGTCGGTGCTGTCCTCGAT